CGCGACCCCAGGACGGCACTTGCAAAAGACTGTGTGTCACTGAAACCTTGGCATAGCGTCAAGGGGTTTGAGAGCTGGATCAAAGGGGTTGGGATGTCGGGCACGTCTCTGGCGGGCGGCATTCCAATTTATGACTCTTTCTACAAGGCATTTGTACGTGCTGGAAAAGGAAGAGCTCCCCGGAAAATCACTGCTGAGGACGGAGGGCTATATTGGCAATCCCACGGGATGCACAGGAGGGACCTGCCCATTACTGACATGGCCAGGTTTTCTTTCTGGAAGGCTTTTGGAATACCTCCGGACATGCAGATCGAACTCGAAAAACACTACTCACAAACCACCCCCTCTTACACACCACCCCAGGATGTAGGAATGTCGTATCCCGTTTGGGATCACGATTACCTGGAGTGTTAGTTCCACAGGCTGCGGAGCACACAATACCGAACCCCAGAGCACACTGGGTTAACAAAGCATTGGGTCGTGTTGAACAATGGACCAAACCGGTGCCACAAGGCTTAATACTTCCGGCCCTTCGGGGATAGGCTGATCTCGGGGCGTGTCTGCCCTATCGAGTGACGTCTGTGCTAAACAAAATGCCGAGAGACTGCACGGCTCCGCAAGCTAGACACAGCTTGTACAACACGATGTACAGTCCCGCTAGTGGTGGCGGGATCCAATACTCACCACTTTTCAAAATTCCTACAACAATTAATTACAATTTTTATTCAGCTACTGTCATTATCAAATATGCCGGCGAAACAGAAGAACAAGCAAGCAGCGAAGGAGATCACCGTCAAGCGAAACGGGGGGAAGAAGCGAAACAACATCCAGCTTATCGTAGCCCCTACACCACGGGCAGTGCGGTCGACAGTTACTTCCTCCCCGGTGCGGCGACAAGAGATGGTGATTCCGGTAAAGAAAACAACCGACAAGGCCCAAGAATTCGTTTTACACCCCAAAGAGATCCCGTGGTTCGGGGGGATAGCCCCCTCTTACCAGCGGTGGGGGATGCAAAACCTCAAGGTGTGGTACGAACCGAGGGTGTCGACGTCGACAAACGGGACCATCTCGATGGCTTTCCTGTCGGATTTCAAGGACGATACCCCGACCTCGTTCCAGTCACTAACCTCGATCAAAGGGGCAGTGCGGGGCGCACCTTGGGACAAATTCACGCTAGCTTGCCCAAAATACCGAGCCTACGACTACACAAAAGATCTGAGCCTTCTCTCAAATGAGGAAAAGAATGACCGCGCTGTCGGTCGAATCGTTGTCATCGCTGACATGGACGACGATTTCTCAGCAAGTAATGTGGTTGGTAGAATTTTCCTAGAATATACTCCTGTGTTCATCGACCCAATCGATCCGACTCTGCAAGGGGTCAAGATGATTGAGGCTGGTACAAGCACTTAGGTGCCTGCCGCCCAACCCTCCTACGATTTCAATCGACAGTTTGTCACAAGCAAACCTTCATCGATAGGAGACGTGGCGGGTGTGGGTGGCACCATGGTTCTTGGCAATCCGTCGGCCCCTAACATTTTGCGATACGAGGCGACAACGGGGGGATCGGACATTACGAACGTCTCCCCTGTCACGCTGCGTGTCAATTTTGTTCTGGAAGTTCCACAGGCTTACAAACCTGGCATTGGACGGCCGACATTGCGTGTGGACACAACAGCGAATGTGAGAGATTTTAGAGCGGTGTTAGACAATAATGCTTCTGTAGTAGGCGGTGAGCCGAAGAAAGGGTTGAGGTACACAGTAAGGATGACCATGCCTCCGGGCTCTATGGCCACCTTGCTCATGCAAGGGGCTGACTTTTCCAGGACGATGCTGCCTAATAATCTGGACATTTCGGTGACAGACGATTGGGGTGGCGCCGGAACAATCAACCCAGTGACAAAGGTGCGGCCTCAACGCGATGAGAAGGACGA